CTATTCTGCAGTTAAGGCCTCACCTAACAATGTTGCTGATGTGAATCCCGTTATTCTTACTTTAAGGAACTGCCCTATACGGTGATTTTTTTTGTCAAAGATGACCACTTTATTCTGATCGGTACGACCGAAAAGCTGTTCCCGTGAACGTTTGGAGAAACCCTCTACCAGTATTTCAAACTCTTTACCCAGATCTCTTTCATTGCTTTGGTGAGACAGTTCCATCTGCAGGTCGATAATTTCCTGCAAACGCCTGGCCTTTACCTCTTCCGGTACATTGTCTTCCAGCTTTTTAGAAGCGTATGTCCCCGGCCTTTCTGAGTATTTGAACATAAAAGCCGAATCGAAGGCCACCTCACGCATTAATGAGAGTGTCTCCTGATGATCTTCCTCCGTTTCGGAATGGAAACCACACATGATATCGGTTGATAGCCCGCAATCAGGAATAATACGTTTGATGGCTTCGATACGTTCTAAATACCACTCCCTGTTGTACCTCCTGTTCATCAACTTAAGCATTCGCGAACTTCCCGATTGCACAGGAAGGTGGATGTAGTTGCAAAGATTTTTGTATTTAGCTATAGTCTCAAGAGTTTGGTCGTTCATATCCCAGGGATGGGAAGTAGTGAAGCGGATACGCATTTCAGGAGCAGCCTCTGCAACCATTGATAGCAGTTCATGAAACAGAATGCTTTTTTCCCCCTCTCTATACCGGTATGAGTTTACGTTTTGTCCAAGCAGTATTACTTCTCTGAAACCTTTTTCGCGCATGTCGCGCAGCTCATTGAGGATGCTCTCAGGCTCGCGGCTTCGTTCGCGACCGCGGGTGTAGGGGACAATACAGTAGGTGCAAAATTTGTTACATCCGCGCATTATGGATATGTATCCCGAGATATTGCTTCCGCTCATTTTTAAGGGGATCACATCCTTATAAGTCTCTGTACGTGACAGCTCTATATTCATGGCTTTCTCTCCCCGTTCTGCCGCACCTACAAGGTTGGGCAGGTCGAGGTAGGCATCGGGGCCGACAACCAGGTCTACATTGTGATTCTCTATAAGACCAGTTTTTACACGTTCTGCCATGCATCCCAGCACACCTATTATAAGGTTCTCCTTCCTTTTTCTCTTCAATGCATTGAAATAGTCGAGTCGCTGAATAACCTTCTGTTCAGCGTTATCACGGATAGAGCATGTGTTTACGAAAATAGCATCTGCATCACGGTCGTTATCTGTGAGTGTATAGCCATCCATCTCCATTATAGATGCAACTACCTCTGTATCTGCCACGTTCATCTGGCATCCGTAAGTCTCTATAAATAGTTTCTTTTCTTTAATTTTATCTGAATTCATCTCTTTGCTTGTAAACTGTGATATATTACACTCAAGGAAAAGTTAAAACAGTTATTTATCTGTTGGAAAAGTTGCAATATTACCTTTCTTGTAGTATTTTTGCCTCGAGGAAAAAATAAAAATTTTTTCATAGTTAAGGTTTTGGTTAAATGTTCGAGAGCGGCTGTGAAGTTGCTCTCGATTTTTTTATATAACCAAATACACTCTATATCGTAAAAAATCATTATTTTTGCTGCGTTGCAAAATTAATAAAAATATGGAGTCCGGAGACATTATTTATTTGATCCTTCTTGTATTTTTCATGTTATTGGGATTTTTTAATGATTCCAGGAAGAAAAAAAATCAACAAGCGCAACAGGCCAGTGATAATCCTAAACCTATTACTGATGAAGAGACGTGGTACCCTCAACGTAAGCAGATAGTTAAGCATCTTAAGCCAGAGAAACCCATGCCTCCGCCTGTAACGTCCTTTAATAAAGGAGAAACAGTGCGCAGAGAATTTCAATCTTCCTTAGATCTTGTTTCAATTTCCAGTGATAGCTCACAAGAGGGCATTTCTGCTTTTGACTATGATACAGGTACTATTTTTGACAGCGGCATATATACTGATAATATTGCCGGTATATCTGATATGTCAGAAAAGCAACACGATAAAAACAGTGGTAGACAAAAAACATCTTCATGGCACCCTATCGTTGATGCTTTTTCAGGTGATGAAGGCAGGGAAGAGTTAAAAAAAGCGGTTTTATATAGTGAGATTTTACGAAGAAGGTACTAGATTTGGAAAAATCATTGATTAACATTTAATACAATCAATTCATATGGCATTAAAATTTATCAGTGCTGAAGAGGCTGCGTTTCTTGTGAAAAATAACGACAATGTTGGCTTCAGCGGTTTCACCCATGCCGGTTGCCCCAAAGTGGTACCGGTGGAGATAGCTAAAAGGGCGGAGGCAGAGCATGCAAAGGGTAATCCGTTTAAGATTGGTATATTTACCGGGGCATCAACCGGTGATTCCATCGATGGAACTCTTTCCCGTGCAAAAGCAATTAAATTCCGTACGCCTTATCAGACTAACAAAGATATGCGTGAGGCAATTAACCGGGGAGAGCTCGATTATTTTGATCTCCATCTTTCTCAACTGGCTCAGGAAATAAGATACGGATTCCTTGGTGGTATAAATGTAGCTATTATTGAGGCTAGCCAGGTGACTGAAAAGGGGGTAATTGTTCCGACAACTGCTGTGGGAATTGTCCCTACCATATGCCGATTGGCAGATATTGTAATTGTAGAGTTGAATAAAAGAGTCCCGGCGAAATTACGCGGAATTCATGATATATATGAACTGCAGGATCCTCCCAAAAGGCGTGAAATACCTATATATGAAGTGCAAACACGTATAGGGTTGGACTATGTGAAAGTAAATCCTGAAAAGATATTTGTGGTGGAAACCGACAGGGATGGCGAGGGTCACGGTTTTACCCCTGTAGATGATGTAACGGCGCAGATCGGCAACAACGTGGCTGATTTTTTCGTGTCGGAAATGAAAGCCGGTCGTATCCCCCACCATTTTCTGCCAATACAGTCGGGAGTGGGAAATATTGCCAACGCAGTCCTGGCATCGATGGGTGGAAATCCCTATATTCCCCGTTTCGAAGTATATACTGAAGTGATACAGGATGCTGTTCTTGACATGATGCAGAAGGGTTGTATCTCCTTTGCCAGCGGCTGTTCGCTTACCGTGAGCAACGATGCGCTTCATCAGTTCTACGATGATCTGGATTTTTTTAAAAACAAACTTGTGTTGCGCCCCTCTGAAATTTCTAATAACCCGGGACTTGCACGTCGGTTGGGTGTTATTGCTTTGAATACAGCTATTGAGGTAGATATTTTTGGAAGTGTAAACTCATCTCATGTTAATGGTAACAAGATGATGAATGGTATTGGAGGATCGGGGGACTTTACACGTAACTCCTATCTGTCGGTATTTCTCACTCCTTCCACAGCAAAGGGTGGAGCTGTAAGCTGCATAGTTCCCAAGGTTACACACGAAGATCACACCGAGCATTCAGTGAAGATTGTGGTATCTGAATATGGTGTGGCCGATTTGAGAGGAAAAGGGCCAAGAAACCGTGCCGAAGAGATAATAGAGAAATGTGCTCATCCCGATTATCGTCCTTTGTTGCACGAATATCTCAATCGTGGCGTGAAAGGGCATATTCCGCAGGATATTTATGCATGTTTCGCCTTTCATCATGCACTGAAAGAGACGGGGAGTATGCTGAACACCGATTTTTTAAAGTATAAAATGCCCTGAAACGTTAATGCCCTGGAGCACGGAACCCCGCCGGGGCATTAATGCTTTTGCTACTAAACACTGATGGCGCCGGAAACCCTGCTGGTTACAGAAGGCAGCCAGTGCCTTAAACCGTTGATGCAAATTATTGCAGTGCCTATACCAGCCTGATACTGAAACCCGGCAGTATCTGATGCGCTTTAAAAAAATAAATGTCTATCTCACAACAGAAATAGACATTTATTAAAAATTAAACTGCTGAAAGATAGCAGTTTGACTGTTTTTGTCGGGATGAGAAGAGTCTATTTACTCTGTTTCATTTGTCTAATGCTCTGATATCCAATAAAATTTCTTTCTTGATTAAATAAACATTGTCCCGGGGGCTGTCCCGTTTCAATGTTATAAAAAAAACAAATAAACTGTTCACAAAGAGTTGTTTAACACTTTGTTTATTTCTATTCTTTTGTCAATATTTTTAAGATATACCTTCAAAAGGTTATATAGATCCATAGTGTTGGTTGATCCTGAAGTTATACCTAATCTTTTCATAAATACCTCTGTTGCGACAACTATTTCATTATCCTTTAAGTGCGAGTAGTTGGGTACACCAAGTTCTTCAAGTTTCATATTTATATTTTTTAAATCATTATTTAGTTTCAATTTTTTTAGACAAATTCTCAATTGTACGCTGCTGTGATTCAATTAACTTCAATAATCTCTCTTGTGTGATTTGATATTCTTCTTTAGTATCTGAATTAATATCTTTATCGGATTTCTTCATTTCACCAACTCCGGAAATCAGCCATTCGGAATTTATTCCTGTTTTTGTAATTAATGAATTTATAACTTCTGCTGAAGGTGTTGATATTCTAATTTCACCGTCTTTTTTCTTTTTTCCTTTTATGTAGCTGACTATACTACCTTCAGTAACGCCTATACTTCTTGCCATTTCAGAATAATTCCCTTCAAAGTACTCATCAAGAATAATTTTTAAGCGATTGGATAATAGAGTATTATAATCCATGTCTAAAATTTGTTGGAATATATTCCGAAAATATTTGTATTATTAGGAATATATTCTGTATGTTTGTGTCGTATATAATTAATGAACAAAGGTAAATAAATAATTAACGCTAAAAAATAGCGTAAACAGCTTATTTCCTTTTAAAAAACATGACAAATGGAGCGATTCTCATTCAAAAAAGGTTACAACCAGGTAGCACAAAAAGATGCTACTGAAGTTCGCCGGAAAATCATGGAGGCGTTAAATCTAAATGTAGATAGCCGGTCATCATGGAAATTGCGGCTTGATGGAACTGTAGAGCCCAAAGTTTCAGAAGCTGAAGCGATTGAAGGCATTTTTGCCGAATATGGTATAACCGAAGTGTGGGGAACAGTATGAAAATATCAGAACTCACACCCCGGGAACAACAGGTTTCTGAATTAATAGCCTGGGGCTCTTCAAAAAAGGAAGTAGCCCATCTTCTCTTTATATCTGAGCGTACTGTAGATCAGCACGTACGAAATATATACGAAAAGACAGGCTGCAACAAAATTAACGAGCTTTCTGCTTGGTGGTTTTGTAACCGGTTTAACATCAGCTTCAACCTCTCACCGTTAGTAAGCAAAGCAATAGCCGGAATACTTCTAATTATATTCTCTTACGGAGAAATACATGACACCTCACAATATACTCAACAAAGATCTTCTCGGATTAGAATAGAGCGACTTTATAGACGTTCACGTTCTCGTACTCAATCATGCCGATTTAGCGAAGATCCATTAACTGCATGATGTTATGAATAACAAGTTGAAAGTAGTTATAAATGAAAGTGCCTCATACATCTATTACAATGATCTTTTTATGCGCTACAGCAATCAAATAACTGAAGAACTCGGTATCGTTTATTTAAACACTCTGCTTTCTAAAACAGATATCGATCGCTTGAATAACCTTAAAGTAATAGAAATTGTTTCTTACAAAAACTTACAGGAAAATTCATATTTCACCTTCAAGCCTAAGCAATTCTTCGATATCGCTAAGCTAGCTGTATTAATGTCCGAATTCATAATGTATAAGGCCGAACCAAAACTCGAAATATCATGAGCAAACAAATCATTGAAACATATATGGCCAAGCTTGGACCTGGAACATTCTGGAGATATGTGGAGTGGAATTATAATAAGATACGTTTGATGCACTCCGGAGAATCTTTTAAAATAAAGGATAATTGCAGTGAAGAGATGGAACCTCTTTATATGGAAGTCCTCAAATCATTTGCGATAATGCATTACGGCGAATACCTGTTTTCAAATGACTACACTAAATTTATTAAACAGCATGTACACCAACTGGAAGAAGCACGAAAAATACGTGAGAAAACACATAGGAAAAATGAGCACAGAAGAGATGGCGAAGGAGCTGGAAGTAACGGAATACGACCTGAAACTATACATACACCGGGAGCGGATATTTCCAATACAGCACAAATTTCGAAATCTCGCATACGAAATAATCAAAATAAAATTCGTGCATCCTGAATACTTTCGACCAACCACTAAGTTTTATGTTGCAGTAGGCATTTCTCAGCGTCAATGGTGGTCGGCATACAGAGGTGAGCGTAAACTGACTGAAGACCAGTATAAAGCCCTTTGCTCCCATCTCGGAGTAACACTCCAGGAAGCATTCGACGCAAGGCAAACATCCTGGCTGGATTCAAATTTTTTCGAACAAGATTAGCACTCAATATATCATGCATATTAAAAAAGAAGATCAAGACAAAGTAAAACAAGCGGCTGAAGGCCGTCTTCTCGATGTTATAAAAGAGAATGTCCCAATGGCACGTCGCGGATCAACCTATTACGGTCAGTGTCCAAGTTGTCATGAAGTGAAAGGTTTTGAATTTAGCGAGAAGAAAAATATATTTAAGTGCTTTAAGTGCGGCTTTGGAGGTAATGACCCGGTTTCGTTTTACATGAAATTAGGCAAAGAGTATCTAGAAGCTATTCAAGAATTGGCCAACCAGTTTAATGTTTACATAGAACCACCAAAAGAAAAGAGAAAAAAAACATCCGGAAAAACCTATTGCAGGCGAATGCTCGAAGAGTCAGGATTAACACCTGCAGATGTTCAGGCAAAAATATTCAGTAAAGATGTAAACAATACAACCACGGTTTCAAAGGTTTTTTTGTCCGGAACAATCAATAGTCGTAATGAAAGGGTATTTGATGATGGTGATGATGTGATAATTGAATATTACGACCTGGAAGGTGAACCTGTCAGATATGAACAAATTTTAAACGGTAAACCTACCGGTAAGGTTAGGGACTATTTTAGAGTTCGTTGGCAATACCCGGACGAACACCTTGACAAAAATGGTAAGCCATTTAAATACAAATCGCCGGTAGGTTCAGGATCCTTTATTTATATACCCCACAGAATACGTGAAAAATATAAGACAGGCGGAAAAATCAAAAGGTTGTTTATCCAGGAAGGTGAGAAAAAAGCAGAAAAAGCATGTAAGGAAGGTATTGATTCTGTTGCAATTTCAGGAATTCACAATCTGGCCAGAAACGGAAAACTTCATGAGGATCTGGTCAAATTGATTCAAGCATGTGAAGTAAAGGAAATAGTGTTATTGTTTGATTCGGACTGGAACCAGATATCAAAAAACATTGGCATTAATGATTATGCAGATCAACGGCCGAGATCATTTTTCACATCAGTGAGAAATTTTAAAGAATACTGTGTACAGCTTCGTAACTCCCGTTCTATTCACTTAGAAATATTCTTTGGCCATATAAAAGAAAATGAAAAGAAAGATAAGGGAATTGATGATCTATTATCAAATACACTTAAGAAAAAAGAACATCTGCTGAAAGAAGATATCGACTTCCTTATCAATGAAAAATCGCTCGAGGGTAAGTATCTGCAGCTTTATAAAATTACTACCATGAGTGACTCCAAAATTGCAAATATTTGGAGTCTTAACAGTGCAAATGACTTTGCTGAAGCTCACAGGGAAGTGTTAAAGCAACTTCCGGAATTTCGTATAGGAAAATATCGCTGGCGTTTCAATGATAAAGGGGAAATCGAGTCAGCTCAGCCAATTGAGGCAGACGAAAAATACTGGGAAGAAATAGATAAGTTTGACAGAAGCGATGCATTTGTGCGAACTGAATATCGATTTAGATATGAGCGTTCATTCCGGTTCCTTCAAAACAGGGGTTTTTATCGTTTTGCAAAACCTGATGGCTCTTACGAGTTTATACGCACTGAGTATCCATTTGTTGAAACAATACCCAGTCACGAAAAAATAAGAGACTTTGTAAAAGATTTCACTCGCGAAATAGCAAATGAAGAGGTTTTAGAAATGCTACACCGGGGAGGACCGCAATTCCTTGGACCAGAAAAGCTATCAAACCTTTTCTTTCATGAGCCCAGCTTTGAGAAACCACTTCGTGATCGGCAGCTATTCTATTTTAAAGATAACTATTGGGAGGTTAAAGAAAACGGGATTATTGAAAATGATTATACCTCAATTAATCACCAGATTTGGAGAGATCAAGTAAATGACTTCCAGGCCAAACGTGTCAATCCATTAATGAATATCACAAAAGTTGATGATAAGTTCAAAATAACCATAAATAAAAATGGCCAGAAATCACACTTCCTGCAGTTCCTAATAAACACTTCAAATTTTACGTGGCGTTTAGAACAAAAAGAGCTTCCAGTTCCTGAGGATGAGCTTGACGAAAATAACACACATCTCATTTCTAAACTTGCAGCAATTGGCTATATGCTTATGTCTGCAAAAGATAGATCAGTTTCCAGAGCTGTTGTAGCTATGGATGGCCGGCAGTCCGAAGTAGGTACTTCAAATGGTCGTTCCGGGAAGTCTATTCTTGGTGAATTATTCAAGCAGGTTTTACCAACTGTTAGTATAAACGGAAAGCATAAGGACTTTGACAAAGATCCTTTTATTTGGGATGAAGTAACTGTAAAGACAAAGATAGTTTTCATCGATGACGTTAGAACTAACTTTAATTTTGAATTTTTGTTTGCCAACATAACGGGCGATTGGTCAATCAATTACAAAGGAGAACGTCGTGCAACTCTTTCATTCTACGATTCACCAAAAATATACATAACAACAAATCATGCTTTAAACGGTGAAGGTGGATCATTCAACGACAGACAATGGAAAATAGCCTTTTCAGACTACTATAACGATACTCATAAGCCAGTTGACGATTTTGGCACCCTCTTTTTTGATGAATGGGATTTTGAACAATGGAACCTTATGTGGAATCTACTTGCAGAATGTGTGCAGATCTACTTGCGTTTTGGCGTAGTTGAATCTCCATCTCAGAGAATTGAACAGCGTAAGCTTCGCCAGTCCATGGGTGAAGATTTCATCTCTTGGGCAGATGAATATTTTTCAGATGATGAACGTCGAAACGTAAGACTTAAGAGAAGAGAGGTCTATGATGATTACCTGGAATATGCTCCGGATCAGCGAAGATATACAACAGCATCTCGCTTCAAGTCGCTTATACGCTATTACTGCCAATGGAAGGATTATCTTTTCAATCCTCACAAATATGATCCCACAACAGGTCTTTGTCAATTCTTTGATAAAGATGGCCGTCCCGATGATTCGGATAAGTCAGGTGGTGTAGAGTACATAATGCTTGGAGATAAGGAAAAATGGAGCGATCCAAACGCCAGTCAAGAATCGAGTGAAGAGAGGCCATCAGACCTGCCATTCTGAAATAATACAAGTATTAACTACAAAATAACTATTAACATGATTATCAAATTCAACAAAAAAAAACAGGAGCAATTCAACAAGATGTATGATACACTGAAGCATATATCTCAAGAGTACTATCAGGTTGCAGCACTAAGGGCTGCAGCTGAAGCTCGCTATAATATCAGGCCGGATGATGCAGTTGATCAGGCTTACGAAAACATGAGAAATGATGCGAAAAAAGCGATATCAGGCGTAAAGCCATTTCGAAGTAAACAATAACTTTTTTTCTTAATTAAATTCAAGCAGCTCCGGCTGTGAAGCTAGAGCTGTCTTTTTTTAAAGAACTAATTTTAACTAACTAAATTATGTATGACGAAATGAAACAAGTAATAGTAATTGCAAAGTATAGGGGCTCAATTCCAGAGGATATGACAGTCTCGCAAATAGAGAAGCTTTGTGAGAAAAAGATAAGAGAGAATATTTACACGTTTAAGGTCGAAGTTGAAGATTACGATGATAAGACTAACAATAAACCGCTTTTTGAGTTTGGTGGTGTCATGGTAGGTGTCGATCATTATGAAATTAGAATCGGTACAGACGAAAAGCATGAAAATATGAATTATAAATCATCAGACAATGATTAAAATAACCCTCATAAACTCCGGACAATCATTTCAGCAATTCATTTGTGACGATACAGGTAAGATAATAGATGTTCAACCTAAACAGGATACTTCATCTATATGGATTGGCTCACAGATACCGGTTAATGATCCAGATCTCATGCAAGAAGGCAAATACTGCCCTATAAAAAAGGCATATAGTTCAAGCTATGGTTATTTAAGACATGTAATTCAAGAAATAAAATACATATGAAAAAAATAGTACAACTTAGCGAATATGAATATGATAAATTAATAGCCAGCTCAAATCTTAATGAAGAAAAAATAAAGGAGTTGGCTATTAAGAGAATCAATGATGAAGAAAGACTGCCAATAGAATTAATTATAGATATTCCAAATGATTTTAAAAGAGAGTTTAAATTCACAGTAAGAGGTTATTCATCACCCACAAAAGCAACCTGGATGGAATATGACGAAAAAAGGCAGGTAATAGAGTATATTGAGGAAAGAATGAGGACGTGGATGTATAATAGATTTGATTTCATACCCAATAGACTGACATTCCTTCAAGAACGTATAAATGCATATGATAAAGCAAGGTTTTGGTTTATAGGATTGACTGTTTCAGGATGGGGAATTGCTATAGTGATAACGTTAATAACTTTATTGAAATAACAACAATTATGGAAATGCCAGTACCCTGTTCAGATTGCCAAAAATGGATTGACTTGGATGAAACACGAACATCACCTTATGATAAAAAGCTAAAATGTCAGGAATGTTATCAAAAAGACTATAATGCATATGAAATATATCGAGAAGCTTATGACATACAGTGTGATCTTGACTGCTATGCTGAACATATGAAGGGAGATAGACGTGGTTGGAAAAAGAACCTCAAAGTACTTAAGAATAAGCTCAATGAACTGGGCTATGATTACAAGGAATTTACATTTAATTTCTAAAAATAAAACAACATGGACGAAACAATTATTTCAAGAATAGAAGAACTAGCAATCTTGCAGAAAGATTTACAGAATGTGTGCATTAAAATCGATAATCCGGGCAATGTAATACCAGCAACATATAATTCTTCCCTAAAGCGGATAGTAAATCACATTGAGCTGCAGAGACAGCAAATCCAAGAATTAAAAGAAGAAATCACTAAACTGGGTTATACAGTTCATGAATATGACGCGTCTGGTAAAGTGAATGGGATAAAATAACATTGAAATCAAACGCATTATGAAGCAAAATAAAATCATAGTAGCAGTCCATCCGGACGCTCAGGAGCGTCGCAGAATTATCCAGGGTATTATGATACGGCTGGGCTTTGCTTTAACTCAGAATGACGCAGGAAAGTTTATCAAGCCATTGGTTCATGACTTCGACCTGCAACAATGCTATTTCGTATGTGCCGAGCTTCACAACTTCAGCGAAAGTCCGATCACCAATCAGCGACTATATGAACTTGCCGCCCGTGGACTGGCGGTAATTGTGGGAACAAAGCGTTTACCGGTTCAATACGAGATTATCTGTCAAGCAGTTTATGATTGATCTCTGCATTTATGACAGTTCTCTTCAGCCTCACGCTGTCAAGCGTGGGGCTGTTTTGTCTTATGAGTGCCAAAGGCTCGAATACCTTTGATATACTTCTCTTCGTTCGATTTTCCCCTTGCACCCCAATTTCATGCTTGTCAGAAAATGGAACAATTGTACACATGAAAAATTCAGGCTCCCCGGGAAAGGCGCAAAAACCAACTGCAAACAAACAGCCACAGTGACATATAATATATTATTTATTTATTATTATATTTTTAAAAATAGACATATTAAAAAAGTAAGAAAAAAATCGTACAATCGTGCAATCTGAAAATTTAAACAGATAAGTAGTTTATTATCATAATTATATGAGTGCACGAATTTTGCACGAATCTGCACGATTTGTACTTTCTGCACGAAAAACACGATTAGTACGTAAAAGTACACATTAGTACAAAATAGTACGGAGTTATTAAGTCTCTAAAACACTGTATATCAGTGGCAAAGCGAAAATGTTTAAAATAAACGCACGAATGCACGAATTTAAACTAATGTTTTACGCAGGTCACCCTGTCAAACTCATTTGGGCAATGAAAATATATCAGTAAACATTTGTATATTTCATGAATATTCACTAATTTAATACTATTAACGGTTTAGTATACAAGTGTTTAAAAATATGGTTACAACAAAAATCAACATTAAACCGCACTTGGCAGAATATGTCAAAGGCCGATTTGTCGGATGCCAGGATAAACCGGTTCAGTTTCCGGCTGGATCAGATATCTATATTGTAATTTGGGATCTAATGTCAAAACGACCTGCAGATGCACCTCCAATTGACAGAGGAAATTTGGAGATCATTCTTCCGTCCCGCTCAATTGGTAAACGCCCTGAATATTATAACTATCTTTCCAAACGTTCACAAACTATAATCGAAAAGAAGATCGAAGAGATAATGTTCGAGGAGCTTCATCACCGTCTTCGGTTTAACAAACGAAAGGGAATTACGTATATTGATTCCATTCATTGGTTCATGTGTGAATATGCAATTAACTCGATTTCCGAGGATGCTTATAAGAAAGAATTCTACAGATTACGAAGAAATGAGTTTAATCGACGTAAAAAAGATAAAAAATACTGCGATCAAACGACGTGATTTGTCCCTTTTACAGTCAAATTGATGTCAAAATGATGCAAACTATTTACCACATCCACAATATCAACTACTTACAACACTGAAAATCATGTACACAACAGACAGAATGGGCGGTTTCATATCAGCCCGAATAATCGAAACAAAAAACATTGAATCTTTTGCTGTTATCTCTGATAAGGTTGAAATAACTCTTAAACCGGGTATGTCATTTTTTGATATAGATGTAAAAAAGTATGGAATATCTCCGATAGTTTCTGTTTCTAAGGAAAAAATGGGACATATTTATGAAATAAATCTATCTATTTCTTCAAAAAACAGAACAGGTCTAAAACTAAAACCTTTCAATAAAATGATTGCAATATGTAAAAACTCACTGGGTGAAGAGATTGTTTTTGGTATTCCAAGTTTTCCACTAACAGGTGCTACCTCTCCGATAATGTCGGATCGCCCGGAAGGTGAAGTAGGTGAGATAATATCACTCACCGGTCGACAGCCTTATTATCCTTACCTATTGCGCCAGTAAATAGTTGTAATTTATATAATTAAACACACGTTCAGTATAAGATACTATACAGCAGTAGTATAATCTCCGTCCCTTAATTCACCCATTAATACCGGTAATATTGTCTGAAAATTACTGGTAATGCTACACAAACACGGAATTCTCTCAAATATCTGGTTAATTAATGCATCACATGCATCTAATTATTTACCTCTTATCACTTCATATCTTAAAGGAGAGTTGAAAGAAAAAGAAAATAATCAGCACGATTATTTACGCTTTGCAGAAAAAAACCTCTCCGGGTACCATGTTTCTGAATTCGGCAATGCTACTCCACCGGAAGAAGCTCATGAAGATTCAATTGCAATTATTGATTTTACCAATGCTATAACAAAATATGATTCTTGGTGTGATGCAGGAATGCTAACAAAATCAGATCTGCTTCAAAGGTGTTTCGACAATGACAATATTAAAGGCATCATTTTCAATATCGACTCAGGTGGTGGTGAAGGTGCAGCAATGCGTCATATATCTGAAACTATAGCACAGAGAAATAAACCCATTATTTCATACGTATCCGACTTTGCATGTTCTGCTGCTTATGGAATAGCTTCCTGCACAGATCTTATCGTTGCAAATTCAGAACTGGCTACTGTAGGATCTATAGGTACTTATGTCAGTGTAGCTGATTATACCGAATATTTCAAAAAGATGGGTATTAACCTTATTGAGGTTTATGCAAGCGACTCAACTGAAAAAAACATGGAGGTTCGCGAAGCTGTAAAAGGTAATACTAAACCTCTTCTTGAATTGGCCAACCGGTACAATGAACACTTTCTCTCGATGATAGAAGAGAATAGAAAAGAGCATCTTAAAGCTGATCGCTCGAAATGGGGTACCGGTAAAACATTCTTTGCTTCTGATGCCCTGGAAATAGGGCTAATTGATAAAATCGACTCATTTTCTAACATCTTAAATTACTTTGTATGAAATTTTTAACTGACCAGCAGTATAATGAACTGAAAGAAAAGTCTGATGCTTATTCTCAGATCGTAACTGCCATTATTGGAAATTCTGAGGGTGTCGAAGCAAAAGACATTACTGCAGAACATATTATCGAGGCCCTACAGGCTGAAGGTAAAGATGCCAAAACCGTTGATTTGCAGCCGCAACTCGACCAGGCAAATGCACGTATCACCGAACTTGAAGGTGAACTGGAAACTTCAAACAGTAAAGTTGCAGAGCTTGAAGAAGAGCTTGACGCAAAACCTGCTGAAGAATCTGCAAAAATTACCTCTAAGGGAGAAACAACCGGAGAGAAGAAAGATCTTATTGATTTTGCCAAGGAAAATCAAAAGAATCCGTTTGCCGTAATTGAGCAGGCTAAAAAAGAAGGACTTATTTAAACCAAAACAAATACTTAACTATGGCTACAATTAATTTAGAAGGCTTAACATCAGTTGCTAAAAGGTATGATCCTATTCTCAGGATGTTGCCTTTCAATACGCTCAATGATATGGCCCTACGCATGAGATTGAACATCATAGATGTTCCTTCAGGTGAACATATACTGAAGAACATGCGCCGTGATGCAGGAATTCTTGCTCCTTACTCTGTAGGTCTTACCTTAGATCAACAAAAAGAAATGATCAAGTTTATGGAGGCTTCACTTAAGCCCGAAATCGTGTTTGCACATGTTCCTGATAATGTAACAAATTATGAAGAAATGGACGTATTGTCAAGCCAGGGTAATCCTGTTGACAATAAGTCCAAGAAACACCCAGTTGAAGCAACTCTGCTTGCTGCAATTGTGAAATCATTCTCTGAGGATGTTGCTTTTAACATCTTTCATGCTCAGCGAGACACAGCTGTTCTCACACCTGCAACTGCGTTCAACGGCGTTAACTACAAGTTGAGCCTATTGAAAACCACTTCACAAATTACCGTGGACAACAAAAACCTTGTAGCATCAGGTAAATTTGGTGTGGTTCCTGCTGAAGGAGAACCGCGAGATGATTATCAGGCTTTGGTAGATTGGCTGCGTCAAGCTAGCTGGTACCTGAGACGCAAAGAGGTTCTCCTCTATGCTTCTGAAACTGTTATGAATGCTGTTCGTGCATCCTACAAAGAGCGAGTAAAAGCTCACGAGGATCCAACATTAGAGCAAACCGTTAAACTTCTCCGTGATGATGCTAACATGCCACGTTTGCAGATCATTTCGGAACCTGAATATGGAATCGGCTCTCAACTGATGCTTGTTATACCTGGACTGATCGATATCGGTACCAGAGACAAAAATGACAAGCAGTTCGTCCAGGTGCGCAATGTAAAGGATGATCCAAATGAAGTTCAATTCTGGGTACAATCGGCATACGATACCAGAATTCGTGACATCCATCCAAAGGTGTTCATGGTCAATGAAGAAATCAACACAGTCAACGATCTGTCTGGTGATTATTAATAGTGATTATAAGGATTAGCGGATAAACTCCGCTTTTCCTTAAAATGTATCACTTTGAAAAAAGATAAATTCATTTTCAAATAAAAATACAACAAAATGAAAAATGTATTTCAAAAAATATTGGGGATAATGGTTTTAGCCATAATTTCCATAGTGATAGCCCAAATTGATATGGGCTCAGGTATCGCTCTTGCCTTTGCTCTGCCCGTAGGGTTCGCAGGACCACTTAAATGGAACTGTGGATCTGAAAATATGGGTGGATATAAAAATAGGGTAGCGTTTATACCGGATTGTGCTGTTACAGCTGTGCCAACATTACCGGATAAAGATACGGTCGTCGATGCTGGTGATCTTGTAACGGCAGCCGGTGCTTTTGTATTTAAAGATGGAGATTCACCTCAATTCATCTATGCAACCAAAGGAACTGTCAATTATAATGCAGAACCTCAGGGTGAAATTGATGGTCAGTCATTCGTTCAAACCTTAGAATTTGGACACCCGGGTTCTGCAGCTGAAGTAGGCGCTTTTGCCCGGTTAGTTAATAACACTCCAGGTTATGTGATTTACGAAGGTCACGACGGTCAACAGTATATGGTGGGACAAAAAGGTTATCCTGCTAATATAAGTCCTGCATTTGCAGGTGGTGCCGCTGCAGCCGATCGTAAAGCTCATACTTTCACGGCTGAAGCTGATAGCTTCTGTCCGTATATTTTATTGGGTACACCAATAGATTTTGATGAATTGGAGAATCCGGTAGTGGTTCCTTGATAGCTCTTTTTTCTCTTGTTTGATTTGTCATGTTGATAGGGAGTGGTGCATGATTACTGCCCACTCCCTTTTTTAAAATTAAAGACTTCAATTATGCTAAAAAAAATACAAAACTGGATGGCCAATCCCAAGCGTGAATATGCTGAAGGATTAAAGTTTTTCAATGATCTGGCCAATAAAGAACAAAAGGCATCTTTCGGTAAATTTCTGAATGATGTTGATCAAAAGGAAATTGCTCAATTCGATCCGGCAGGTCGATTCTCAATCCTGATAAACCAGGTGAGATTTATTGAGCGTAGGATTAAAGCTTCACCTGATCAGTTAAAGCTTACCCAAAGTGCTAAAGTGAAATCTATTAATACTGAAACACCATCTGGTGATTCAGGTAAAGGAAAAGATGATACAGCACCAACAGGTTCAGAGTCAAAAATAACTGATCTTAGTCAGTTGCCTGAAGAGTTTGCTCCGGATGTTGCTAGACTTAAAGAGATTGTGCCTTTAATGGCAAAAATCCATGCTGATATGGCTAATGAACTTGCTGATGATGTTCGAGCTAATCTTCGCACTCAATTAGTTGATTTGGATGATGAGCGTCGAGCTATCTGGGATCGCATCAATAAGTTCATGGCTGAAGGTGAAAAGGAATCTATTGAAAAGTCTGAGTCTGAACAAGCTGTCGAAAAAAACATGTTTGAATTTGGAAAAGCAGTTGCTGAAGATATTTCGAAACTCAAAGGTTATGTAACCAGAAATACAAATCTGGTAAAAAAATATACCGAAGAAGGGAAAGCAGATAAAGCTGCAGATGCACAGCAACGTGTTGATGAATATGCAAAACAACTTGCAGAACTCGAAGCTCTATTCTCAAAAGAGTAATCATTTTTAGAATAACTCAACCTTTATTCCAGAAATGAGATGAAAACTATATTTAAGGAGTATTTTCCGCATGGGCCGTTGCCCGGCAAAATAATTCCTTACGCGCATAAAGGGGAATGGGCAGTACATGAGATACTGCCTTTTCTTTTTCAATATATCGGACCATTTCATTTGTCCGTAGCATCTTTCAATATTTCAGAGGATAGCCTCCGGCCAATGTTTTTCATGAAAGAAAAAAATGAGCTGTTAAGCGTTCGTTTTCTCTTTGACATGAATGTACACCGGCATAAAATAGACATGATGTTTTTTTCTTCAAGTGTTGCTGATCAGATCAGACTCTCATCAACTCACATGAAGATTTTGCTGGTCCAAAACAGGCTTATAAACTTTGCAATGGTGGGAAGTGCCAATATGAACCTGGTAATGCGTCATGAAGCTGGAATAATGACAACAGAGGATACTACGTTCAATTATTATAAACAGTATTACGATAAAGTTTTCGAAAATGACTCTATACCCTTCATATTCGAATAATATAGCGATACCGGTTAGCGAGCAAAGGCCTTATCGTGGGAATCCAAAAACTAATTTGCTGCCGACATTCATGACGTGAGCAAATTATAAATGACTGATAAACATGACCGAAGATTATCTTAAACTACTACAGGATTATGCAGCTGCTCTGCTTACACCTGCCGAAATTGCAATACTGCTTGGAATACCACCTGCAGATCGAAAGAATTTCGTTGTTCGCTGCCGTTCTCAGCATGGTTCTCCGGAGTATGAAGCTTTTAATCGTGGACGATTACAAACTAAGCTTGAATTGCGTCAAAACATTATAAAGTTAGCTAAAGCAGGGTCACCAGCTGCTGAGCCGTTGGCATTGAAATTTATTAAAGAGCAAAATATTGATTAACCATGAAGGAAGACGCTTTTAAAAAAATAGAATCTGTTTTATATCTCCCGGAAACGGAAGCTCTTCAACATCTCACACCAGCTGAAAACGAAAGGCGTAAAAGGTGGGTGCACTGCATTACTCAAAAAATGGAGGATCCTCTTAAGCCTGATAAAAAGTTAGTTGATGAGCTTGAGGCAGGTTTCGATGGTATATTCACCCCGGTATCAACAACAACAGCGTACCGAGACCTTGCAGCTGTTCAAAAAATTATAGGTAATATTCAGTTATCAGCCAAAAGCTGGTACCGATACATGATCATAGAGGGAGCTAAAAAAGCTTATGAAATTGCAGAAACTGAAAGGGATGCCCGGGGTATGGCTTCAGCTCTCGATAAGATTGGAAAATATACTATGGCCGACAAGCCAGATAATGATTTTGATTGGGAACAAATGATTCCACTCGATATTGAACCTGCAGCTGATCCTGATCTACTCGAAAATATTGAGCCGATCGATAATCTTGAAGAGCGTCGTCGTGAACTTCGTAAGCTGTGGAAGGGAAATTTGCAGTCAGAGGCAATTGATATCTCACCTGAAGAATAGTAACCCGGAACGAATTATATGGAAGAATTAGGAACATATACAGCTCCGGAACGCACTCAAAAGTATTTTAACCGAATGCAGCGTGAGGTTATGTTGGTGCAGGCCAATAAAACTTATGTTGTGGCTGCTCGTGGAACAGGAAAATCTGAGGGAATTGATGCCCCATTTGTATTACGTAATGTTTGGGCAATGCCTGGTTCAACCGGAGCATTAATTTCACCTTCTTACGCCAAAGCCTGGGGAAATACTCTGCCCGCCCTTATTAACGGACTAAAAATGTGGGGCTACTATCCGGAAAAACACTACTATATAGGACGTCGTGCCCCGGAACATGCTAATTTCGCAAAACCTAAGCGTGAGCCACTTCGTGATGCGTGGAGCAATTCTGTTCACTTCTGGAATGGAACGGTTATGTTGATTCTTTCTTTTTCAAATGCTATGTCAGCCAACTCTATGTCACTGGACTGGCTGATTGCTCCGGAGGCTAAATTTTTAGACCATGATAAAATCAAGTCTGAGGTTAACCCGGCTAATCGTGGTAACATTGATAAATTTGGCTATTCACCATTTCACCATTCAGAGCTTTACACCACTGATATGCCAACAAACAAGGCAGGACGTTGGATTCTTAACCAGCGGGAAAATATGTCTCCAGAGCATATTAATTTGATTAAAACGCTCTATCAGATGCGTGAGAAGTATCGTAAAATAGAACCTCACAAACGAACAGAGTGGGAACAAAGACAATACCGGGAATTAACGGCTGATATCAACGGGGCCAGGGAATTTCAACCAGTACAAAAAGAGGATCCACTCAGTAGACAAAAACGTGAATTCACAGTTTTTTATGGAGAATATGATGTCTTAGAAAATCTCGAAATATTAGGCGAGGATTTTATTTGGCAAATGAAGCGCGACAATCCGCCGTTAATATGGCGGACTGCCTTCTTGAATGAGCGGCTTTTCAAGGTCGCTAACGGCTTTTATTCTGCTTTAGATGAAAATATACACTTCTATATTCCAAAGGACGTAAAAGAGGTTTATGGCCTTAATTTTGATGCTGATGATTGCCTTAATGATGATGACCTGCAGACGCTCGAACCTCTTCACATTGCGTTTGATGCCAACGCTGCAATTTCCTCTGCATGCCTTGGCCAGAAGGATGCCGATAAAATGTTAACTCTCAAATCATTTTTTGTAAAAACACCGGATAAGCTCCCGGAGCTGTGCGCAAAGATTGGGCACTACTATCGGAATAAAATAAACAGAGAGATCGTTTTTTATTTCGATCACTCGTTTGTATGGGAAGACGCCAAGGATGATGAGTCCTACGCTGATACAATTACTCGTTGTTTGACTGATGCCGGCTTTAAAGTTACTCAGGTTTACATGGGACAGATCACCAGGCACGACTGGAGACATAAGGAAATTGACCGTGCACTCAAAGGTGATACTGAATTACTATTTCCGCTTTTCAACGAATATAATAATGAATTTTTGAAAATAGCAATGGAGCAGACAGGCGTCAAAACTGGTAAAAATGGTTTCGAAAAAGACAAATCACCCGAAAAAACGGCAGACTCTCCAGAAGATCCTGACGAACATAAGACACACATCACCGATGCCTGGGACAATCTCTTTGTCGGTATGAATTATCACTATACAGAGCCATCTCATTCTTCCGTTAACGTCGCTTTTTTAGGGAAACAATAACGTTAATAACTTGTTTGAAACATAGTATCAACATTCAGTTAATCTCACTTTTATTTAACTATATTTGCAAATACACAAATAAAATAGTTAACATGAAAAAAGTAAGTGAAATTATAGAAAGCACGTCTAGCATGGGGAATAGATCTGATAACAATTTTACTTCAGGGATTAAAGGTTTAGATAATAGTCTCACAAATTGGAGAAATGGTGAGCTCATTTTAATTTCAGGAAGACCTTCAATGGGGAAAACTGCTTTTATGACAACTCTAATTGTAAACATGGCTGTAAAATCGAAGATTCCTGTAGGTGTTTTCTCACTTGTAGATAGTGAGAATCAACTTGTAGTAAATTTGTTGTCAAATTACTGCAAGGTTGATAATCTTGGATTGATAAATAATAGATTAATTGATGAACAGTGGGAGCGTTTAGATAAAAAAATTAAGGATGTCGTAGATTCCGAAATTTATATTGAATGCCCTTCCAGGCTACTTATTGATGATTTGATAGAAAAAGCTTCTTCTCTGGTTAAAGAAAATGGAGTAAAAGCAATTTTTATTGATTACGTTCAGTTACTTATTGTCACCAGTAAATATAGCGAGAATAGATATAATGAAATGAATTATATTTCTCGTGAATTAAAGGCTTTAGCCAGAGAGCTTGATATCCCGGTATTTGTAATTTCACAAATGAATCGCAGATCAGAAACAGAAAGGAGTAATCATGGACTTGAAGGTCTAAAACCTCGTCTTTCAGATCTAAGGGATAGTGGAACTCTCTGTGATGATGCTGATGTAGTCATATTTATATTCAGACCTGAATATTACCGTATAACTGAAGATGAACAAGGTAATTCTTTAATCGGTACTGCAGAGATCTTAGTTAAAAAGAACAGGAATGGATATCCTTTTAGTGTCAATCTTAACTATAAACCGGAACATCTTCTGTTTACTGATATCACTTAAAAATATTGCAAAAAAAAACCGTCGTGATGCATTATTGCACACGACGGTATAATCTATCTATGTTGTTAAACAAATTCTATTTTAGATATCTCTGAAGCAAAATTATGCAGCTCTTTTTCTATTTTATGTACTGTTCTTTTACTTGGCTTTCTTCTACCAGTTACATAGTGACTCAGCTGCCCTTGATTTACTCCTGTCAACTGTTCCAGACCTGATAAGGTCAGTATTTTAGAGTAATATGAGAGAAATGATGCCATATCATACTTAAAAGAGAAACTTACGTTTTTAGGAAATTCCATATTTGATTTCTTATAATATGATTTCATATCTTCAAAGCTCTGCATAAAATCATCCATAGCTTCCTGAACGGTATTACCGTCACCTATCAGACCAAACGGAAGAGGATTTTCACCAGAGATAAAAGCACTATAAGTTTTATCTTCACCCTTCTCTACAGTAACTTCAATTTGGTGTTTTAATGTTCTGTTTTTATACATATTGTTATTCATAACTTTAATTTTTAAACTATTTTATTTGTTATATATATATATAGGTAACAGTATCAAGCGCGATAAGGAGAGATGTGATAGGGGGGTTAAAGACTAACCCCCGAATCACGCTCGATACTGTGGAGAGTACCTTTTTTTACTTCTTGTGATTTATGATGCCCAAGTGTAAATTGTTTTCCGGTAATTGGACTAAACCACACGGGGTGTTTTCCACTATCATCAACACAATAACACCCCTTTTTTTTGAGCTTTCGCTCAACTTCAGAATACTTCATATTTGCAAATTTTGAAGTCAATATTTCAAAGATCGTTGTCTTTCAACACTACAAAGATACGAGAAATCGTATCATAAACAAGCGAAACAATAAAAAAGATATGATATTTAATATCATTTAACCAATAAAGAAGTCCGATGAATGTGTTTTAGCCTCACCCTATAATCTACCTGATTTAGCTGGTGAACTCCGGATTTTTTTGCTTCTTTATTTGCCGGGACAAAAAAAGAAGCGCCCGAGAGGGTCCCCACCGGGCACCCTTCTCAGGCTTGTATGCGTTATTTTAACTTATTCGCAAATTGAGCAATCAAATTGTTTTACTAGTTCATCAACTGCCGGGTTTTCTTTTGCCATTTGTCGGAGTATCTGCCGGGCATCCATTTTTTTTATTCTTATCTCATCCCTGTAAAACTCTACTCGCACGGTATCATTAATATTAAAATTAAATTCTTCTAAATAAATGCCCTGTAACTGAACTGAAGGCACCGCCTTACTTCCTGACCATTTACGGCAAACTTTCAACTTCTTAACCATTGTTAGCCTCCTTTCCTGCTCTCTTTGTTTCTGCTTCCTGTACTTGTTTTTGCGAAAATACGTAACAGATTGGGAAAAATGATAATTCGTCAACCTCTCCATTTTCGCCCGTTTCCGCTTTTTCTTTGTTCTCCACTTCTTTAACTCGTGGAGATCCCCACAATAAAAGAGCCTTTTCTCCTTTTTTTACTCGCTTGCCCTCTTTGTTCCATTGCCTTATGGTTTTCAAATCTTCGTGACCCTCTTCGCCGTAAATTAGTTTTAATCCCTCGTTTACGCTTTGGAGTGCGCCCTCTTTAACAAGTGCCTGAATTGGTTTACTTAATCCTCGGAGGAAGTTCCTTTTTTCCTGTATATTGGTTTGTTTTGTTTCAATTGTTTTCATAAATTTGTGATGTTTTAGTTTTACATAAAATTAAAATGTGAAAAAAGGCGGGGCAGTCTCATAATATCCCCGCCTTTTTATGTTATGCAATATCTTGCAAAAGTTCCTTTTCTATCTTCTCAATTGCTTTTTTAATTTCATCGCTTAAAAAAACAACAAATTTCAAAAGCATTTCAGGGTTAGTAATTGAAAAATTACTACTGTTACGATAATCATCTTTAACCGTAAAATTCAATTTAAAATCTTCTGTTTCAAAAAGACTATCAATTGCAAGCTGTTGCAGTTGTTTTTGGTACTCCTCTAAACTTTTGCTTTTCGAAATAAAAACATCTCGATTATCAGCTAAACGTTTTTTGCGTTTAATTTCTTTTAATTGCAATTCCAAAATTTCCGTAATGGATTGTGTTTTTCCGATTCTTTTCGGTTCTTCAACTTTGACGGCTATAGTTTTAGCCTTTTCATTCTTTTTAGTTTCCATAAAATTAAAATTTAAAATGTGAATTAATAAAAGGGGTCTCACTCCCTTTGTTTGTTATACAAATATACAAAATTATAACAACCTGTACAACAGGTATTTAGTAAGGTTTAATGCGGTTTTGTGTATTACTTGCCTATGCAATCCTTTAGAGCTGCATAGTTACGCATATTTGCACGTTTAACACTAAAACCAAAAAAACAAGCAATTTATAAAAAAAGGGATGTACAACCTATTAAAAAGCCCCTTAATGTTTTGAATATCAAACAGATGTTAAGCATTAATAAATAAAACTCAATGTATTTTTATTTTCGAAAACGTAAAAGTCTAGAAGTCAGTTTAAAAGGGTTGTTAAGGGAAAATATTTTCCCTTATCTCTCTCGAGAGACCACGCACCGCCCTGCGAAAAGATTGCATAAGCAACACAATTTTTTTGCGTAATATGCCAAGTGTTAAAAAATGCGCCCCCTGAAAAATCATCACACGTGTGTGATTCCGATAAATAAGCTGTTTGCCGTCACGTGCAATCAGCAGAAGTAAATGGAAAAAGCATTCTCACGAAGTGTGTATGCTTTTTTTTATTATGTTTGTGCTTATTAATTATAAAATAGCATTCATGAAAAAAAAGTTGTTAATCGTAGTTTTATTGGTGTTAATCAGCAAAAGTATTTCTTCTCAAACCGAGTCTCTAGAAGTTAGTGGGCCAATACACGCAGGTTTAGATGTTGGTTTTTCTCCTGATGGATATGTGCCTATAGGGATTCATTTTAGCTCCTATAATACAAAATTTCAATTTGGTTTAACTTTTGCATTATCAACCAAAACGGGAGTAATAGGAGAGGATTATACAGGGACTATCAATTGGAGTGAATATCCAGAAGATTTTGTTTCTGAAGGTAGCTATTACACTCCATTTTCAATAGATATCGGATATAAATTATATAAAGGCATAATTCTTGGGGGCGGTATAGGTTTAAGTAGAGAAACAGTTTATAAGAATATGTTTGATGATTTACACATATTAGGCTATAATGGATCATATCACATTAGAGCTAAAGGAGAAAACATACCAGAGTATAAAGGGTTTATTACTTACTATATTCCGAGAGAGTATGATAAGCTGGGCTCTCTTTTCATAAAACTTTACTATTCTAAAATTATGGGGCCGGGAGCCACAATAGGTTTCACAATATAAATCCATTCTCATCAAATATGAATATTTAATTTAAATAATACTAGAACAGATCTGAGGATTTTATGTTTTAGAACATACTGAAAATACAAATACAATTTTGTGATTTAAAGAATAATATCCATCTTTGTAGTGCATTTCATTACAGAGGCGGGTAAGCTCGCCAAATTAGCGGGCATTTTTTATGCCTTAAAAATAAAATATTTGGGTTCTGCCCCCGTGTCGAGTCTTAATGGACCGACTGCCTCTGTAGGTGAAATGCAACGGGAAAGCGGAACCCTTTTTTATATCCGTACAATATTATTCATTTAAAAGCATTTCAAAATGAAAAAAGATCAATCCGTTCAGTCAATGAACAATGCACTGGGTGCTTTACCTACAGGTGCGAGAATTCAGTCAGCAAAAGGTTATTACAATCGTTCAGGTAGAAGTCGTATGGATATGTCCTACTCAGTAGGATCAGCATACTTCAAGACAACCATTACAACACCGGGAGGGCAAAGAGCATGACCAAACAAGAGGCTATTGCTCTGCTGGACACATTGAATTCCAACACTGCAAATAAGCATGAACGAAAAATTGCTTATGAACGATTACGAGAATTGATAATGCTACTTCTTCCGGAAACATAATGTTTCCTTAAGCACTGTTAAAATAGGCAGCTCATTTATGGGCTGCTTTTTTTTGTCCTTTGTTTTAGACTGAATAAGCGGTTGTTTTGCCTTGTGTAAAACAATCGCGATGAATATCAAATTAATAAAACAAGCAAGGATTTGGGATATAATGGAGCGAACAGACTCTCAAGGCAAACGTCTACCATTCCAAATAAAGTTTGTAAAACAAAACGGAGAAATAAAGGAGTATGAAAAATGTGTTCTCACATCATTTCATTCTGCCGGTACAACTTTAAATGTTTTACCAGAAAATGAATACTTCCCCCGCAAAATCCGTCGTGTTACCATAATCGAATTCAACCATATAAGAGTATATCTATGAAAGTATTTGAAAATTATGCCATACTAGAAGGTAGTAATCCTGCAATTGTAGTTGAATCTAACAGGGCAAAAGATATAACAGTTGACTCTGATGGTAAAACACCAATTCAGGTAATACCTAAGGGTGCAAAAAATCAGATCGATTTTTATCCATGGGGAAAAGACAATGATTTGCCTAACAAGTTGATTAAATATGCATTTAAGAATAATATTGTAGCATCTAACCTAGATTTTAACAGCAATATAGGTCACGGTGAAGCCGCCATACCTGTGAAAGTTTCAGTAGACGAGATTTCCGGTAAATTAAAACACACACCTATCTTACGTAATTCGCAAGATAAAGATATCACTGCCGTTTTCGACTTCTTAGATGATAACAACTTCCCTCTTGTTCAGCAGGAAATTGGTAGTGATCTAGCGTTGCTTCATAATTGTTTTGTGGAGTTTATATTTAACACGACAGGTACAAAGATCGTTCAGATGACATTTAAAGAGGCAGCATACAGCCGCTTATCTGTAATGAACGATGATGGTCAAATTGAATATCACGGTTACAGTTCTAAGTGGGGAGAAGAATCTGCTCCTGAAGATGTTGTGACAACTCCAATACTCGACTATGATAATCCACTTCTTGATCTTAAAATTCGTCTAGGCTTGAAAGCAGGTCCAAAAGGAAAACAGAAAAAAACAAAAGATCGCCGTTTTATTCTTCACCTGGGCAGACCGTCACCTGGGAAGTTTTACTACCAAAAGGCTTATTGGTGGTCTATTTTTGAAAGTCACTGGTATGATCTAAGCTGTGCAATTCCAGAATTTAAAATGAACCTTCTAAGTAACCAGATGGTACTCAAATATCATATCGAGGTTCGAAAAGGTTTTTTTGACGATTTGTATAAAGCAGAAAAAATAACAGACGAAAAAAAACAAAAAGAAAGACAAAAAGAGTTTTACCAGCAGCTAGAGGATTTTCTTTCCGGAAAAGAAAATGCAGGTAAAAACTTCACTTCAGGAATAGACTATGGTTCTTTAGGAAAGGAAGTGTCAAGATCTGACATAAAATTCACTCCGATAGAGTCATTTATTAAAGGTGGTGAATACATAGAGGACAGCGAAGAGGCCAGCAATGCCATCTGTTACGCAATGGGCGTACACCCGAGTCTTCAAGGTGCATCACCCGGTAAAAATAAAAATATTAACGGCACTGAAGCAAGAGAGCTATTCATCATTAAGCAAAGTCTAATGAAACCTGTTCGTGAATTATTGGTTCAGCCACTGAAAATAGTTAAGGCAATAAATAAATGGCCGGATGATATCGACTTTATTATCCCGAATATAATGCTCACAACATTGGATAAAAACACCGGTGCTGAAAAACAAATAGGTAACCCAGAAGTGTAAAAAATATGGAAACATTAATAAAATCTACAGCTGAACTTCAGAAGTATGTAAAGGTAAACAAGTCGATGAATTTTGAAATGTTTCGTTCTTTTCTCATCGATGCCCAGGACAAGTATATACTACCATACATAGGTCAGGAAACTATTGATCAGATAAAAGACTCAGAAAGTGATAAGCTACGCGAATATCTTTGCCGTGCTCTTGGCCCATTTGCCATGGCTTCAGCTACAGATGAGTTTAGTATAGGATTCGGAGAGAGCGGCCACACTGTAGCCCGGAGCGAGAATTTGGCTCCTGCTTCAGATGCGAAAATTGAGAAGGCTAAGGAGAGCCTTTTCAAGCGAGGTTGGAATAATATGGATACAGCTCTTAAGTATCTTGAAAAGCAAAAAGAAACATATCCTGACTGGGCAAACAACCGACAGATATCAACCAAGTTGTTTGAAAATGCATCGGAGTTTCAGGAAAAAGGTTTAGTCGATATAGATAACAGCCCTCTCACATTTCACCATATGCGTATGCTGATACTTCGCATAGAGAGCAGTGAGACATTCAAGCTTCTACCTGAAGAAATGCAGGATAATTTCAATAAAAGTGAAGTGGCAAAAATCACTGATGCTATGCAGGCTTATACCGGTTCACGTGTGGCGGCTCTCCATACATCGCAGTCAACAAAGATGCAACGATCTAAACCCGCAAATGGAGTTGAATTCAAACCTACAATAAGACCATTATATGATGATATAGAACAAACGGGCAACTATTTTGCTGAGCAGGCAATTTATTGGCGTGGCGTGCTTGATGAAGCCTTGGTGGAAAATGATAAAAAGTCGGAAGATGAGAATAAAATGAAATTTAATGGCCCGGATCGTAAATTATTTGTTGCAACAGCTTCCAGATTATGATAAAGATTAGAATTCAAGATGCTACTTATGAAGTGCCGGCCAGTTGGGACGAAATGACAAAAGAACAATTAGTTTTTTTGATCAAGCTTTCCATGAAATCTAAAATATCTTATGTGGAAATGCAACTGAAGTTTTTCCTGTACTGCATAAAGGCTACCGTTCGTGAGAATGTTGGTTTTGGTTTATTTTTGATTAAGACGTCAAAAGGATGTCATGCATTGTTTTCCGATGAACTTACTGCTGTTCTTACAACGTTTGATTATTTATTTGATAAAAATGAAGACAATATATACCAGCTCACTCCCAGACTTACTGAAAATCACTTCAAACGTGTAAAGTGCAGGTGTAAGTATTTGTATGGGCCGGGTGATGCTCTGGAAGACATTACTTATGAAAAATTTGTCTGGCTGCAGACTTGGCAAAGCCAGTTAAATGTTAATCCGGATGCCGTTAATCAATTCATCAATGTAATTTATGCAACTAAATCGGACAAACGCAGCTTGTCGTCCGTACGTCGTATGTCAAAAATAGCCAAGACTGGAATTCTCTGGTACTTTCAAGGCACAATGTCATTCCTTCATCAGCAATTTCCACATGTGTTCACTTCCGGGGATGATAATAAAAAAACAAATGTTTTTGATTATCAGCAACGCATAATTGACTCCCTGGCTGAAGGTGACGTGACTAAAAAGAAACAGGTACGCCAGTCACTTTTGTATGATGCTCTTTACAGCATGGAAATGGCAGCTATACGACTTGAAGATATGGAAAAAGAACATCGGAAACGCTCAAAAAAATAAGTTATGAAATATAATCATTTTGAATATACTGAAATGTTGGCCAGGCAACTTATCCCTATATCACATACTGACACTGACCGACATTACTTTAGAGCTTCAGAAGAATCAGAGCTTAAAGAGCTTAATGAAATGATGTCACAGGCTCACGGAATGATAATGATAGCTATTGACGGCAAAAATTCAGAATTTGGGTTCAACTTAGCCGACAATCTTATAGAGAAATCAGGTTTTAGTTTAGTTATAGCTAAACAAACAACTTCATCGGATACAGACACGATATTTCAGGCTCAAAAAGACAGTTACAATGTCATGATGAATATTGTAGCCAGATACATGAGAGATTATCAGCACTCAAATTATGGTTGTGGTTTTCTGGATCCTGAAAGTTTTGCTTTCGAAGGCTTTGGTCCAATCGGAGATTTCTTTTACGGGGTTATTCTTGATTTCTATTTAGAGACAGGAGTGAATTATAAAATAAACCCTGAAATGTGGAAATAATATGAGTTATCAAAAGCGAAGAATAGAGGCAGGCGAACATCGCCGAAAATTATCCAATCAAATAAGGGGTTCCAGGAGATTATCAAGTCTTCCTTTTGAACTTTCCCTAGAGAGCAGCTCCGAAGTAGATAAGTTTCAACGTTCACAGGACCGTGAAAGACAAAAGGAGTTTAACAAAGAAGTTAGAGATTGGAGCAATAAAAGTACTTCAGCACTCAAAGGATCTGTCTCAAGATTGATAAAACGTAACGTATCACTATCGGCATCAATAAAGGCGAACTTATATTATGACAGAAAATATGCAAGTGAGGTCAATCGTGTTGGATTTTCATTTGTACGTGAAGGAATCTATATTCATAAAGGAGCTGGTCGCGGTCAGGGTGGTCATATCGGCGGACGCTGGATAGATCGTTATGGTAATCAAAAAACACGTGCTGAAGAGAGTGCCGGTAAACAAGGCAAAGGAAACCGTCAGCCAATTTTGTGGTTCGACCCGGTAATTGATAATAGACTCCCACAATTGGCTGATTTAGTTGCTGATTATTCAGCAACAATGCAGATAAATGCGACGAATCTATTTATCGACTAACTGTCCTTTGATGTAGCCTGTATTTAAAGGAAATTTGAAATAAAAACATGGATAGACTTACCAAAACTGCCATTATGGAAAACTTTGTTGATAGATTGAAAGAACTGATGTATTTGATTGTCGCTGGTGTTGGTTCAGCCCTATTGCCGGTACAAGACATTTTAATTTTACTCTCTATGGGTTTCGTGTTTAATATTTTTACAGGAATAGTCACCGACATACACGTGAATCACGCACGATTTGACATAAAAAAAGCATTCAGTGCAATTACACAGCTTACATTTTACGCGACATGTGTAGTGTTTTTGAATCACGGTGCAAAACTCCTGGATGAGCCACAGATGGGAATTGTAGCTGTCAAATGGGTGACAATGATTGTGATATACTTTTACCTCACTAATATTTTTAAAAACGCAAAGCAAGTTTATCCACGTAATTTAGCTATAAGTTTCATTTACGAAATCTTATCCACTGAAATATTTACACGCTTGAAAGAGACAATTGGTATTAAAAATAACAACGATGAGAAACATAAATAAAATAATAATCCACTGCTCTGCAACCCCTGAAGGAAGGCATGTAACAGTAAAGGATATAGACCGTTGGCATAGAGATCGGGGATTCTCACAAATTGGATATCACTGGGTCATTTACCTGGACGGATCAATACACAAAGGTAGATCAGAAGAAATTGCCGGAGCTCATGTGGTTGGCCATAATGCTAACAGTATTGGTGTATGCTATATTGGAGGCGTAGATGAAATGATGCGTCCAAAAGATACCAGAACAAAAGAGCAACGAGCAACCTTACGAAGTTTGGTTAGTTCTCTCAAAAATAAATACCCTGGTGCAACAGTACACGGACACAATGAGTTTGCTGCAAAAGCTTGCCCGAGTTTTGATGTAAAAAAAGAATTTTAAAATATATGAGAAATGGTATTAAAAATATTTTCAATCATAATGGTGTGCTTATTAGTACTATTATTCTTCTGGCTCTATTATCGCTTGTTGGTTGCCGTACTAAAAGAAATACATCCCGATATGAAATTCATAATGCGGGATCTGAGCGAGTGGAACGACTCACTGATTCAATTCGAATTGTGGAAGACAGTCAACAAACAACAGAACGAAGCGGATCGGAAACTGATCAATCATTCACCCGGGTTACTGAATTCGACTCAACAGGCACAGTACGACGCATACAGGAAACGTGGCGGGACCGACAGCGAATCGACGTGGTTACAAAAGAGCGATTTGGACGAACTGTTTCCGTAGCCGAAACAAATCAGCAAATCATCATTCGAGATACAGCTTCAACAGTAACAAATGAAGTGGCAGAAGTCAAAACTGATTCCCGTCCAATCCAAGGTTTTGAATGGTTTTGGATAGTGCTTTCCGGAGTACTCGTTTTAACGGTAATAATTTACATAATATATAACAGACTCAAATAATGGCAATAATACAACAACCGGATGCTTTATCGATGTCAGGCAACATGAAAAAATTCATAGTGAGCTCCGGCACTCAGATCTCCTTTGAGTTAAAAGAAGGTGATACTGTTTTGCTTTCTGCTACTTATGAGCCGGGCATGGATGGGCGTGCCACTATAGATATAAAAGATATCATAGAAAGCCGTCTTAATTATATTATTAAGTACGATAATATTTATGAACAAACAGAGTTGGTTAAGTCTTTTACTGCCACAATTGATGGTGTAACATCTGCTTTTAAAGTTATTCGTTCAGGAGTGGCCAACTTACAGGATACTCCTGCCAACTGGCTTAAAAACAATTTTCTAACATGGCAGCCACAAAATAAGTATGTCACTTACAACTCTCCTGAATGGCTCACTTACTATGCTCAAGAATCATGTAATATAATGTTGAAGGCATACCTTCCCGGCAACACAGTTCAAAATGTTAATCTGGGTGCTTGTGAACCCGGGAAGGCCTTCACTTTTAATTTGCAATACGCATTTATAGCCGGTAAATTAAATCAGCAGTATCCCACTTATTTTGATGTATGGGCAGAAACAGCAGCCGGAATAAGAATCACGTACATACAGCGATATCTTTACAGCGATCCAAAATCAGAACAGGAACAATGGTTCATGTTTGAAAATAGTCTGGGCGGACTTGATACTGTTCGTGCTTCTGGTGACAGTGATTTCACTGGCCGGCACGATCATAAATTGTCAGCAATTGACAATTTCTCAGCTGAATATGATGTAGATACAGAGCGAACATATAATAAGAATACAGGGTACCTCGATAATTATGAACGTCGCTGGTTACTTGATTTTTTTCCATCCAAAAAGAAATATATTTATCACCTTTCAGCTATACGTGCAATTGTGGTGACATATAGCGACGTGAAGTATACGTCTTCTGATCTGCCATCAGAATACAACTTTACCTATAAATTCTCCGAAGCTGACACCTCGGTTCTGTTAAACTTAATTCGAAATGAAGACATTCCGGTGGATATAACCATACCAAACCTTGACTCGCCGGATTTTCATTTACCCCCTCGGCTGAGTGAGTACCCGCTAGCTTACCTTCACGAGGGGGTAATTTTTCCTGTGTTTGATCCAAATTCGGAGCAGGCACAGATAACTACGTTCGGCAGATTGGTTGAACGTATTACGCAAGATGTATCGATTGCTGTTAAAGATAAAAGGCTATCGATGCGATTTCAGTTTTCAAATGGTAATTCATTTGCAAATACTCCATGGCAGACAACGGTGACGGTGCATGTCTTCCGGGGCTTTGACGAAATTACTGCCTCCATTCCTGCAGAAAACTGGGATTGGACCAGAGCTACTACTGATCCGATTGATGATAATGCCTGGAATATATCACATGATAGAGTGACAGATACGCTTACTCTTCGCATGGATGATCAGCAGAATGATTTCGGTAATAATATTTTTAAAGACCGTCAGTGTACATTTACTGTAACGGTTTTGGCACCTGACTCAGGAGAAACAATTTCACATACATTCAATTATGCGCCTTACTAGTGATTTAATACGAAATTTCAGTCCGCTCAACAAAACATTTTCACTTTTGGTTGAAGGTGGTGCGGTTACGCAAATATACTACCCGGACAAAAATGAATGGGTACCTGATCATGCAATTACTCCGGTGGTAATTTATCCACGGTGCAGTATCGTCGATCCTGATCAGATACTTCCAAATGGACTGGTAAATAAAGAACTCAGCGGCATTACTTGGCGTGCAAATGGGAGTAGTGTTGCAGGTAACAGCAATTATCAGATAGATACTTCTACCGGTGATAGCCGGGGAACATTGCTGGTAATGCAAAATGTACCTGCAGGTCAGCAAATAGAACTGGAATTTGAAGCTCAGTATTTCGACACACGCACGGGAGACTGGATCAAGTTTGCCGGCAATATGATGTTGAACACCAATATTGCGGCCAATGAAATTATCTCTATTGAGGTTGACAGCCCTGCAGTAGTGGAATATAATCCTATTGCGGATCAGTCTTTATTTAAATTAACTCCGACGTCCAGGCTTGGCGGTGTTCAGATAACCGTTGCTAATACTAAATATTTTCTTAAGATATTAGAAAACGGTATCGAGCGAGAGATTGATCCAATTGATGATCTTGAGTTTCAAAATATCAATGCTGAAGGAGTCTGCACTTTTGACATGAGATTTGTTCCTGAGAAAAAGAACTACAGATTGTATGTTGATTACGTACGTACCGGTGATGCTGTCCCTGCAGCTCCAACTGCACGTGCTACGCTTATTGATTTTTCTCTTCGTCGCAGATATGAACCTTTTACTATTGATCTGAAAGATTTCGGACCAATACAACCATGGCAAAGACAGTATTATATAGAGGCAGTAATAATATTAACATCATCCGGCCAGATATTATCAGAGCCTAATCGATTCTTCAATATTGAATATCTCTACAAGCATATAGGAGTTGAGCAGCATATAGCTTATGGTAATAATGCGACGCTTGATATCCCGGCATACATGATCAGCTTTGACTCACAAATATTGCTCGACATTGAGGAAAAAAGTCAGTTGATGGCTTTATCAAATGCAGGCTTTGTTTTGACAGACAATGGTAAGGTACTAGTAACAAATTAGAATTATGAACTACGCAAAAATAAAAATATCATCACTGCCCGATCCGGCAATAGCTAACCGTCGTCTTGCTTATAACGGATATATTTTAATAAATGAAAAGGATGTTGCAGGTTTCCATACAGGCACGTTCGAAGATTTTGTAATTAGCCTGGGCGGCACACTTCTTACAGCACACGAAGCAAAAGTTGAACTTTCAAAAAACAAATACAAATGGTACAGCAAGTAAATGATAGTTTCACCGTAATACTTCTATCAAAAGGAGATTCTCCAACGGTTTTTCTAGAAGCTAATCCGCTTCTTTGGCAAGGCATAAGCTCCGATGGGCTTACAATTGTTCCTGATTTCAAGATACCGGCCAACCAACCGGTAATAAAACCAAAGATTTTATCTTCTCTGCAGTCTGCCTATATAAATATAATCCCTGAGTCAGATCGCTGGTGGTACAATGATCAGGAGCTTACATTTGATGCAAATGGAAATGTAACTGCTCCTACAGCTTATGTCGGACTTTTCAAAAGAGATAAAGTTGCCGGCACACTTAAGGTTATTGACAACCTGGTATCGATGACAAATAAAACTCCGGATACGATTAAATTTGAAGGAGTGATTGAGACTGGTGGCACCACAACTGTAGTTTCTCATACTATTCGCGTGCAAATTGAAGAGATGGCCGGTTCAACATACTCAGGCCAGGTACAACTGTCATCTACTACCATTGATGCTCCGGATGCAGTGATAACTGCAACGGCCAGACTTTTTGCAGCTGCTGCAGAAATAACCACGGGATTTCAAGTTAATTATTATGAAGCGGTGCCACTCTCTCAGAATCCCAGCGGCTGGGTGCCTTTTAAACCCGGGTCCGGCAAAGTAGTTACGATTGGAGCAGTTGATGTAGACAGTCGTCAGCTATTCAAGGCAGATTTCATTGTCAACAGCAATGTAGTGTCCACGGTCATTTTTGCAATTTATGACACCCAGGATCCTTACATGATCAGCATGCCTTTCAAAACAAAATATATCACGAAAGATGAGTCAACCACAGCTACACTTAGTCTTATAGATCGGAAAACCGGAGCAACAGTATCCGGAGTAACCTGGGAAATGTGGCATCAAGATACACTTGGTAGAATAGTGGATATATCCACTCCTGTAGTGAATAACGTGGTTACAATTAAAGGTAGCGATTTAGAACAGCTTAATAATGAAGGTGAAAAAATAGGTTCTATAAGAACTTATATCACAGCAACAAAATAACACTTATGGGTAAAAAATATCATAGTTATTTTGATGTAGGATTAATGCCGAAAGATGGGCTAGCAGGAACAGCTGGCCCTATGCCCTATCCGGTAGGTGTATATGATTCTCAAACTGAATATGTCCGAACACAAAAACAAGCTCCTGTAGTTCTTGGCTCAGACGGTAAATATTACTTGCTTGAAAAGTTTGGTATAACTAAAGGTGTGAACCCAGTTTCAGACAACACAGCTACTTGGACAATGTTTGATCACTTTCAATATGTGTTTGCAGAATTTATCCTTGCAAACTTCGCAAATCTAGCAGGAGGCATACACTATAATAATATGTTGATGTCACAAATGGGAGTTAAAAATGGTCAGGCAAATTCAAATTATCAGGAATATACAGGCCCTTCAGGTGCGTGGCAGCCGAACATATTATTAGACTGGCTTACAGGGTTGATAAAAGCTAAGAATGTTGATATTGAGGGAATAGTCAATGCTATATCAGGTAAAATAGGGAACCTTATCATACAGGATGGCAAATTGATGTCAAATCTAAATGGTAATAGAATTATAATAGATCCTGATGGTCGAAAAATAACATTGCTTAATAGCGCAGATCAGTTGATGGGAGAAATAGTCTTCTCAAGTGGTGATGTACAGAATGATATAGCAGCAATGGTTGAAATGAATCACTTCTATCAAGGAAATAAAACAAGCTCTGTTCGGATAGGTGGTGTTATGTCTGATCTTACGATAAGGCAATACAACGCTTCGGGTGCTGTTATTAAAACAACTAACTACCGTCATGATGGAATGTATGTTAATGGCGTTAAGCAAGAAATCGGCGGTGGTGGCGGTTATACTCATCCACTGTTTCATCCCGCAAGTATGATAACAGAGGGTACATTTCCGGGAATAATAAAAGCTAATAATAACACATCATATACTACCAAGCAAATTAGGAATATAATATTATCAACTGGTAACGCTGTATCCTCCCAAATGGAGAATGGAGATATCTGGATTAAATACGAATAGTAATGCCATTAAATGTAACATATCCAAGTTCTGTAAATGTGGGATTTTTCATCTCACTAGGTTGGAATAATACCTTCTATGATGAGTACTTTACAGTTAGCAGACAGATAAATAACAGGCTTACATGGCAGGGCACTGTTTTCCCTATCGGCTCTAACCTGACACGTTATTCCGAAATTGCTGAAGAAACCTGGTCAAACGTTCGTTATCGAATAATTGGTTTCCCAAGCGGAACTGAAGTAATAACGAATTGGATAACAGTAGTAGGAGGCAGTGGCCCAGGCGACCCTGATCCAGGTGATCCTGATCCAGGTGATCCTGACCCAGAACCACCACTCTCTGTTCCGATTATTCTTGTTCCCGAATCAGTAACTCCAAATGTTAGTTTTCAAATAAACTGGTCCGATTCTAGTATTACTGCAGTTTATGACATTGAAGAAAGTGTTAACAGGGGTAATTATCAGAGAATTGCAACTGACTGGCCACATAAGTCATATAGCAGGACGCCATCCTCAAGCTGGAATACAGTTCAATATATTGTAAGAGCTAAAAGAAATGGTGAAGAAACAGTATGGGCCCATTCAGCAGAAATTACTGTTGGTACAATTTTTACACCAAAAATGAATGTAAAGATTGGTTCAACTGTTCGGACAGCTAAAGATGGATGGGTTAAAATCAATGGTACATTGAGAAAGATTATTGAAATATGGGTAAAAGTTGATGGACAATTAAAGAAAAGTTAATTATGAAAATAAGGTACAACACAAGAATACCACTATTCCCTACTTTTAGGGCTATTACATTGTTTGGCAATCTCTATATAAAAGGAGATAGAAAAGTAAGTGAAAGCTTCCTTAATCACGAACGTATACATTCAGCTCAGTGGAAAGAGTTATTTCACATAGGCTTTATTCTCTGGTATTGCACTGAGTGGTTAATTCGTTTTCTTGCTTATTGTATTAAATGGATTCTCAAGCCTCAAAGCAAATTCTATTTGAAATCAGCATATAAAAACATCTCATTCGAGCGTGAAGCGTTTGAAAACGAAAATGATAAATATTATCATGATAAAAGAAAGAAATACAACTTTATAAAATACTTATAATATGGCTACAGAAACTCAAGAAGTAAAGCTACTCGATGATCTTGCATCATTTGACATTGCTGATAAACTAATAGTATACAGCAAAAAATACAACAAATTAGGCTTTCTACCTGCAGGTCTTTTAAGCAGCAGTTCCGGTTACGCTGCACGTCGCTGGAATATAAATAACAGTTCTCCTATTGGTGAAGCAGTCGGAGACATTGATTATCTGAGAAACCTTCCATCC